CTGTATTTGGCTATTTTATGGCAACCAACGAAGAGTTTAGAAACAAAGTTATATCCGTTTGGAATGATGTAAAAGATTCCGTACTTGGGGTATTAAAGAATATAAAAGATTGGGGAATTGATACTTGGAATTCTGCTAAAGAAATGGCATCAAATGCCGTTGAGAGTGTCAAGAATACTTGGTCTGGAATAAAGGAATGGTTTTCAAATACTTGGCAAGACATTAAAAATGGAGCAACAGGTTTATTTGATAAAACAGTAGAAACATCTATTAATGCAGTTGATAGTGTAAAAAACGCATGGTCAAATACAAAGCAATGGTTTTCTGATATTTGGCAGAGTATAAAAGAATTAGCAACTGAAAAATGGAATGAAATTAAAGGTTCTATTATGGAAGTTGCTGGTCCATTGATTATAGGTTTAAAGAACGCATTCTTACATGTCACTTTTTATTTAGAGACCTTATGGAATAATTTAGTTGAGATTGGTAAAAATGTTTTTGAGATTTTAAAAAATGTTATACTTGCGCCAGTTTTGTTTATTACCTCCATGATTTCTGGTGGATGGGAAGAAACAAAAAATAACATGATTGGTGTATGGAATAATATTAAAGAAAGTGCTCTAAATATTTGGGAGTCTATAAAAAATATTTTTGTTAGTTACGTTACAAATATTTATTTTGCTGCGCTTAATATTTGGACAGGTTTCAAACTTACTTTGATAAATATTTGGAATGAAGTAGTAAGTCAAGCTAAATCAATTTGGATTAATGTAAAATACTTTTTTATTAATCTTTGGATTGACATTAAGTATTTTGCTATTCAAAAATGGATTGAATTAAAATTCGGGATTATTCAAACTTGGATTGATTTAAAATATAATGCTATTACTACTTGGAACAATATTAAACAGTTCTTCAAAGATACTTGGCAGAACATTAAAGATATAGCATACAATACATGGATTTCTATAAAGAATTCCATGATCAATACTTGGAATAACATCAAGGAATCTTTCTGGAATATTGTTACTGGAATTGTTAACTCCGCTGAAAATGCATGGACTAATCTAAAAAATGGTGTTTCAAAAGCAATTAATCGGGTGAAAGAAATCTTTGATTCATTAAGGGAAATCAATTTATTCGAAATCGGTAAGAATATCATTGATGGACTTATCAATGGTGTAGTAGAAAAATGGAATGCATTGAAAAAGACTATTAAAGGAATAGCTGGAAGTATCAAAGATTCTATTAAGGGTGCATTAGGTATTCATTCTCCATCTAGATGGATGAGGGATATGGTAGGTAAAAATATTGTTCAAGGTATTATCGTTGGTATTGATAAAGAAAAAAGTAAATTGGATCAGACAATGACTGATTTAGTGAAAACTCCGTCGGTTCAACCAGTTGTTACAGGGTCTAATAGTCAACCAGTGGTACAAGCTAAACAAAATACATCTTCAAATGCAGTGAATGAAATTCACTTGCATTTAAATGTTTATGGAGATTTACCTGATTCGATGATTAAACAAATCGCCAAGAAGATGAAAACAGAATTGACGAGACAAATGAAACGAGATGCTGATGCAGTAGGAGGGACATTATATGCAACTTAAAAGAGGACAATTTTTTATCAATCAACATTATTCTTCTGAGTTTAACGTATATATTCAAAATAGGCCTGCCTCTGTTTCAGCTAGTCGTGTAATTGAATTGAGAGAACGTGAAGGCAATGACTCAATTATTATCGATAAAGCCTATTACAAAAACGTTACTAGAAAAATTGAATGTTATTACAAAGCACCATCGATTGATTTAGTGCAGGAATGGGAAGATCGAATTACTGAATGGTTAGATATGAACTCTTACAGTGATTTTATTCTTTATTACGATCAACAATATATCTATCAAGCTATAGTAACCGAAGCGCCAGAATTTAAAGGAACAAGAAAAACAGGGAATATAGTTCCATTTGAATTTACAGTTAGTCTTCGACCATTCAAAGAAAATTATAGTGGTCGTTTTGCTATTCAACAGATAAAAGCTTTCGAGTTATTTAATCCAGAGAAGTATGCTTCAAAACCGCTTATTAAATTGAGTGGTTCTGGAGATGCTTCTTTTTATATTAATAATGATAAATATGATTTGAAACTATTAGATAGAGAATTATATATAGATTCTAAACTAGAAGAGTCTTATCGAAAGCTAGATGGCAATTTAGAACATCAAGATCATGTCACTTTATTTTTAGATTTTCCATTTCTATACCCTGGAAAAAATGAAATCAAATGGACGAATAACATACATTCGTTTGAGATAATACCAAGGTGGTGGAGAAAAGTATGATACCAAGAATATATAGTCCTACCGAGACAGATTTTTCTACGAATGGTTTAGGGATTTTGAAGGATGCTACAAAATGTGAAATATATGAAGTAGCAAATGGAAAATATGAATTAGAGTTGGAGTATCCATTAGGCACTCGATTTGATGAATATTTTGAAAATGACTATCAAATAAAAGCAAAACCAAATGACCAAGAAGAGTATCATATCTTTTTTATTGATGATAAAGATATCGATACTTTTTTAGATACTGTAACTATTTATGCCCAGAGTCGTACAAATCGGCTTGGAAGACGAGCAGTTACTTTTGCTGAAGTCGACTCTAAAACTGGTCGAGAAGCAATGGCAATTATTGAAAACAATATGGATAAAAAATCAGATATACGCTTATATTCTGATATTACAACTGTATCAAGTACAACTTTTGAAGCAAGAAATGTTTTAAATTGTATTGCTGGCGAACAAGGTTCTTTACTTCAGTATTGGGGCGGAGAAATTAAACGTGAGCCATTTAAGCTATCCTTATTAAAACGAAGAGGCCGTGACAATATTGGAACAATCCGATATGGAAAAGATTTATCTGGGTTAAAAGTTAAGTTAGATTGGACAGGCGTGAAAACAAGAATTATTCCTTATGCTGATCCTCAAAGTGATACAGGTACAACTAGCCGAATTTATGGATCGCCAATAGATAGCGAATATATTAATAATTATCCTGATGTATATACAGAACACGTTCAATTCACAGAAGAACAGGGAGTTAAAGATGTTAATAGTTTAAATAAAATAGCTAAGAATTATTTCAAAACAATTAATCCAGGCTGTGATAAACCGAAGATTTCTATTACCGTTGAGTTCGATAAATTAACGGACACAGAAGAAGGAAAAGAATTCGCTAAGATAAGAAATTATGGGTTATTTGATACGTTTAAAATATATCATCGAAAATATAAACTATATTTTGAATCGAAAGTTAGCGGTGTTCAATATGATTCATTATCTGAAAAGGTTTTGAAATTGGAAGCTGGGGATACTCAAGTTGCTTTTTATCAACAACAAGCTGTAACTATTCAAGATAAATTAAAAGATTATGCTACGAATAATTATATGAGTAGTTTTAATGATTATGTGTCCTCGATGATTACAGGTCAAGGAAATGCAGGCGGTTATGTAGTTTTATGGCCAAAAGAAAAACCTTCAAATATTTTTATAATGGATAGCCCTGATTTAAACAAGGCAAAAGAAGTATTAAGAATGAACAAAAATGGAATTGCCTTTTCTAAAAATGGTTGGAATGGTCCTTTTAATTCCGCTTGGACATTGGATAGTATATTCAATGCTAATTTTATTCAAACAGGATTAATAAAGGCAGATATCTTTCAAAACTCTTTTAATAAAACTGGAGATGTATTGAAATTAGTTAATGGACTACTTCAAATTTGGAATAACAAAAAGAAAATAATGGAGTTAACCAAAAAAGGAATGGAGTTTTGGAATTCTAATAGTTCAATTGGAACGATTGGAACAACTGATTCTGCTGGTAATCCTTTTCCTGGAGCTTCTACTCCTACACCTATTGAAGATAATTCTTTAGTTATTCGTACAAATGGAGACGGCAAATATATTTTGATTTCTCCTAAAGTCGGTAAAGGATTAGTTTTATTAGGAAATGGTAAAGCAATTTATTTTGGAGACTTAGATGTACAAGGCAAACTCACAGTCAACGGAAAAGAAATCACAGGGAACAACAGTGGAGGAAGTGATCCTGGAACTATCCCTCCTCAATTGACGACGGAAGCTGAAAAAAGAGCATGGAAAATTTGGACAATGCTGAAAGCTCGTGGCTATTCTGAATATGCAGCTACAGGTATTCTAGGAAATATTCAGGGGGAAGTTGGAGCAAGTATGAACCCTGATACAGAACAACTTGGTGGTCCAGCTTATGGGATTGTTCAATGGGATGGTTCTGCTTATCCGTTAGTCGGATCACCAACTTGGAACGGACGAGAGTATGTTCAGCGTTTGATGAACACCGCAGGGATTCAAGAAGATTATCGAAGTATTGAAGCCCAAGTAAAATTATTAGATTGGTGTATGTTCAACGGTCAATGGCTCGGAAAAGTAAATCCAACCACAGTATCAGGATTTAAATCGATCAATGATGCCAAAAGTGCAGCGTATGCTTTTGAAATGAACTTCGAACGCCCAGCTTCTGCACATCCAGAACGCCAAAATTATGCCCAATCTTGGTATAACAAATTACATGGATTAACTAGTCCAGAACCTGGAGGGAATTTCATTTGTCCAATTCAAAAACCAGTGACAGTTACTTCAGAATGTGGATGGAGAACAAGTCCAATAAATGGCGGTCAAGAATTTCATAATGGAATTGATCTTGTAAATGGAAATCCTAATACACCTATTTTTGCAGCATTAGATGGGGAAGTTGTTCAGGCTGGTGCTAATTATTATGACTGGTATGGTAATTACGTGGTTATTAAACATAATAATGGGAAGTGGACAGGTTATGCTCATTTGTCTCGTATTGATGTTTCTGTTGGACAAAAAGTCCAGAAAGGCGCTCAAATTGGCTTGATGGGAACAACTGGTCCATCTACAGGAGAACATCTACATTTTCAAATTATGAAAAATTATTGGCCACAGCCAGTTGTTGATTTTGAGAATCCAAGAAATTATATCCAATTTTAAGGTGGTGATTCTATGAGTAAATGGAATGTCGTTTTAAGTACAACAGAACCATATAATTATGTGGGGATGATTCAAGTTCGACAAGGCAATAAGAATACAGAGGTTATGGAAGCGACTATAGTTGAAAATGGTCTTCCCTACGATTTATCAGAATGTAAGGTATATTTTGAATCAGTTGTAGGTGGGAAATATCCAGTCCAATTAGAAACAAAAATTGTGGATGCTAAAAAAGGGAAAATTAACTATATTTTTGATAAATATTCCATGCAGTGTTTACATCGACAAACAGCCAATTTCATTATATTTAAAGGAGAAGACTTGATTGGAACAACTCAAGACTTCTCTTATTTTGTCATCAATGCTGTTTCAAAAACAGAAGGAGAAATGGGTTCTTATTGGCAATCAATCGAAGATTTAATTGCGGATATGACGGACTTTATTAATGAAAATAAAGGCGATTTTACGGACTGGATGAATGAAAGAAAAGAAGAATTTGAACGTTGGAGACAAGAACAGGAACACAGTTTCCAAGATTGGAGAGAAGGACAAGAATCAGACTATTTGGCATGGTTTGAATCAATCAAGGATATTTTAAAGACGATTGATCCTGGTGGAACAATGCTTGCGGAATTAATGGATGCGAGAGTAGATATTCAAGGAAAACGACACAATTCAATTTCAGAACGTTTGCTTGCCGATATGAATTATTTGTATCAAAAACTACGAACAAGCTTATTTACTATCGAGTATGCTGAAATTGAAGTAGTGGATATTCTACAAGATGATTTATTTTCTAGGAATCATGAGATAGAAAAAGTGGAAAGTATTGAAAATAATATATCCGAAGGATCGTTAATTGTAGCCACAATTGATGATAAAGAACAGCGTGTATTTACTCTGGAGGAAGTAGTAATAGATAAGATTTTGACTATTAATCCATATATTGCTGGAAAAACAGATTGGATTACTGGTACATGCAAAGTATTTGATGCAAAAAAAATTGGTATTGAAATAAATGGTAAGAAAAAAGATATCGTTCCTTCCAATGAATTAAAAAATGGCGCATTTAAATACTACACTGGAAAAACAATTCAATTAGGTGATCAAGTACAAGTCGTACTGTATGACAATATGACTATAGAATTAACAAGAAAATCAGTTGTTGTTCAGGAAGAAGGTGAATCAATTGGTGAAGGTTAAACGTATGATGGAAACAGACGACACAGGAGTTCAACGTCAATTTATGCCAATTACGCATGTTTCTGCAGTCTTAGGATTAGAAAACATTACCTCGGGACAGTCAAAAGTTCTTTCGGTTAACGGTAAATCTGGAGCAGTCATTCTAACGAAGGCTGATTTAGGATTAGAAAATGCGATTACCAAACTACCTTACGCAAGCGAAGATACTGATGGTATTTTAACTGCCGAAATGTTTCAAAAGATTGTAAATGGTGAAAGTGGAACATATCTTTTACCAATTGCTACTGCTGAAAAATTAGGAGGTATAAAAGTTGGTGAACTTTTAGAAGTCACTGAAGAAGGTATTCTGTCTGCAACTAAGCAAACAGATTTTAATTTTACTAAAGAGTTGAAACAGAAGCTAGAGTCTTTGAAAATTTTGAAAGCAGGAGCCAATATTTCGATTACAGAAGATGGCACTATTAGTACAACAAACGATAATGAAATAACTTCTTGTTCTCAAATTAAGAAAGTTTATTCAAACAGCATCGACTTTGGAGACTATGATTATAGTGGAAACCCAAATCTATTAAGTACTATAACTAGTGATTATTTTACAACAAAAGATAATGTAACAATTGTCAACGAAAATAGAGGTGTAAAATTGACATTCAGAAATTCTGGTTTTGGTGCTGAAACAGGTAATGTTGTGCAAATTAAACCCAAAACAACCTATACGCTTTCTGCTAAGGTAACAGTGAATGAGGATTTTGTAGGAGACTTATCAAAAATTCGACTAACTTATAGAAAATTTCCCGGGGGCAATATTCTACTGGGAACGAACTTATCTGCTATGTTAGCGGGAGAAACAAAAATTATTTCTGTTACTGGTAGCGTGGTAGAAATGAAACAAGTAGAGCGTACTTATCTACGTTTAGATAGTAATTCCCAAATAGTAGATGGATCAATCAACATAGAATATATCAAGTTAGAAGAAGCTTCAATAGCTACGCCATATCAGCCTAATTTATTTGAATCACCTTATTATCTAACAAAAGATGAGGGAGCTGGCTTAACGACAGAATATAAATATGTAGGGATAGGACTGGAAGACTTTCAAGATCCAAATAAATATATTTGGAACATGACTATTGAATATATAAATAAACAGCTCCAAGAATTAAATGAAAAAAGCTTAAACTTTACTTTTGAAAAAATAGGGGAGGTATAAACTAATGACAGATATTGTAAAAGTAAAACAGAATAATGTTCAGGTTTACCCTCAAACTCATTGGAATGCTGTAGAAGGCAAACCCACAACAATTAAAGGCGATAAAGGGGATCCCGGACAGTCCGCAACTATTGCTGTAGGTACAGTTACTAGTGGATCTACTGCTTCTGTTACAAATGTAGGAACCTCATCTGTGGCTAGATTCAATTTTGTATTACCAAAAGGAGAAAAGGGAGATCCTGGAGTTAATGCAACAACGACATCTGTAGCTACGACGAACGCTAATGGGTTGATGTCCAAAGAAGATAAAGCAAAATTAGATGGAGTAGCAAAAATTACATTTGAGAAAGTAGGCGAAGTTTAATGTCTGATATTGTGCAATTAAAAGAAAATGGTGTTCCTAAATATTTAAAAACTCATTTTAGAGCAATTGATGGAGCTGAAGCATTAGTACAAACATCTGGTAATCAGTCAGTTGATGGTTTTAAAAACTTTTTACAAACACCAACAGTGAATGATACACCAGTAGCTTTAGATCGTTTTGTTTCAAAAACAGTAAAAACAACGAATACAACAGATTTTACCAATGAAAGTTCAGTCAGATTTGAACGATGTGGACGAAGTGTAGTGGCTAATTTTGCGATTACAAATAAATCAGCAAATTTTGCTGGATGGAAAAATTTAATGGCTTTTCCAAAAGGATATACTCCAACTTCGCTAAAGGATTGGGGTGGAACTTTGGCGAATAAAACCAATCGAAATCCTGCATTATCTGTTTATGCGAATGCTTCGGGAATTGCTGTGATGGTTTCTACTACAAATTTACCAGAAAATCAAGAGTGTTCTGGAACCGTCAGCTATTTTACAAATGATGCGTGGCCAAATTAATAGGGGGAATGAATGATGAAAACAATGTATGAATATATTTATCCGGTAGGTTGCAAGGTATGGGAAAACATGCCAGATGATTTTCCAGAAGGAGTGCCGTATACCTTGGTACCACCATTACCAGATATTCCGTTAGATCGTCAGTTTTGGAATCCGAGTGAACGGAAATGGGAAGAAGTTGTCACACAAGATTTCTCTAAAAAACTAGAGTTGTTGGAAGAAATCCATCGTAAGACCGAACAACAGCTTGAACAAGTTCAAGAGGAAAATCAAGCGTTTAAAGAAAATAATCAATCATTAAATGAACAAGTTACGAATTTACAAGTGGCAATGACCGAAATTTATGAATATTCATTAGGGAGTGAGTAACATGGAAAACATCTATGCAGACCTAATCAAAAAAGGAAAGAAAACGATTGATGACGTACCTAAAACATTAAAAAAGAAAGTTCAAGCAATTTTGGATAAAAAAGAAGATGAAAAAGTGAAAGAAATTCTCACTGAATAGGAAGAGGGTGAGAAAAAATGAAAGGTATCGATCAGATTTTTAACAAGCTAGTCGCAATCGACGGGCTTATTTTTTTACCATTAACAGTTATATTGATCGGGTTTATTATTTTCGCTTCTTGGCGAATCAATATTTACTATCGAAAAGAACTACATGATGAAAGAGAAAGCTCAAAACAGGACCGACGAGACTTTTTGGCTACGTTGAATGAGTTGAATAAAGGATTTGAATTTATACGTTCAGATGTGAAGCGAATCGATGACAAAGTTACTGAAATCGAGAAGGAAGTACGGAAATAATTCTGTGCTTCTTTTTTATGTTTGAAAGGTGGTGAGGTGTCGTGGAATCACTCTCAACTGAAATGATACTCGCTATGTGTGGGTTATATGTGGCAGGAAAAGTGTTAAAGGAAATTCCTAAGTTCCCCGACTGGGGAATTCCTTTAGCACTTACGATAATTAGTTGTATTTGTACACCACTATTATTTGGTGGGTATAACGTATTTAACTTTTTTGTCGCCATTGTGGCTGTAGGAATTACAGTGTATGGCGATCAATTATGGAAACAAACGACTTATGGAATCAAAGAATTAGATAAAGGAGACGATGAAAATGAGTTACACAATTAACAAAGAATTTATGTTAGCAGCAAACGAAGGCGATTCAAGAAAAGCTCAAAATTGGTACATTATCGCTCATGAAACAGCCAATCCTCGTGCAACTGGGCGGAATGAAGCAAGTTATATGAAAAATAATTGGCGTAATGCTTATACGACTCATGTTGTAGGCGATGGTATCGTTTATTTGATTGGAGAACCAGGCTATGTTTCTTGGGGCGCATTAGATGCCAATTGTTATGCACCAGCGCAAATCGAATTACAACATACGACAGATAAAGCTTTATTTGAAAAAAATTACCGTGTGTATGTGGAATTGATTCGCGACTTATGTAATCAATTCGGTATTCCTAAAACAC